TGTGTATAGCAACAAAGAAAAAAAATGGAAACAATTTGAATATCCTAAAGAACTATCAAGACTTAAAAGCATATTTGACTGGAAGAACTACCCAGAAGAAAACAAAGAGCAATGGCACGACTACATTGACGAAGAGTTTAAACGAAGAGACGATGGCTTTTGGTTTAATAATAATGGGACGAATACCTACATTACTGGTACTCATTACATGTACCTTCAATGGAGTAAGATAGACGTAGGAGCACCAGACTTTAGAGAAGCAAACAGATTGTTCTATATATTCTGGGAAGCTTGCAAAGCAGATAAAAGATGTTATGGTATGTGTTACCTTAAAAACAGAAGATCTGGTTTTTCTTTTATGTCATCAGCTGAAACAGTTAATCAAGCTACAATATCTACAGATGCAAGGTTTGGTATATTATCTAAAACAGGTGCTGATGCTAAAAAAATGTTTACCGACAAAGTTGTACCTATATCAATTAACTACCCGTTTTTCTTTAGTCCTATTCAAGATGGTATGGATCGGCCTAAATCAGAACTCGCTTATCGAGTACCTGCGTCTAAGTTTACTAGAAAGAAGATCACGACAAACGAAAAGCTTGAAGAAATAGAAGGGCTAGATACAACTATAGACTGGAAAAATACAGGTGACAATAGCTATGACGGTGAAAAACTAAAGCTATTAGTACACGATG